TCGCTTATCCGTTGCGGACAACATCCGCATCAACAAGCGACCGAGATAGACGCAATCCGGATGGTGTTACTTACGAGGCCGATATTTGATGGATGTCTTGTGAGCACTGCGTAAAGTGAGCTGCGAGTAGCTGGCATACCGGGTTAATCGATGTCCGCCGGCTGACTGCTTGATACTTAGTATTCGAGCGAGTCCGGAAAAAGCGTAGCCATCAATCCTAAAATGCACCGGAAACGGCCCAATTGGAGCCATCAGCATCCGTATAAGATTCCACTAAGAGCCAGTCGTTTTGTAGGGGTATAAACCCTATAAAACAAAAAGGGGTCGCGAGATAAAATCTCGCAACCCCTTGATTTATATGGTCGGGACGGAGTGATTCGAACACTCGACCCCTAGCACCCCATGCAAGCAGATGAGGCTACAACCCGCTAAACACATGACTCCATAAAGGGCGCTCGCTGCAACGATGCCCAACAGTGTTTAACGTCGAGTGACAAACTCACTCGAATTCCCCTAGACCCCTAGCATTTCTTATCTCTGGCGTCCTGCCGACCGAGCACCAATCCAAAACTCTAGTGATCGTCGCTTCGTCCTCGCCCGATTTACTGTGCATCCAAACCGTATCAATAAGGCATGACGGTGTCCCCCCTCGAAATCGAAGACACCAGCGACTGGCTTGGCTGCCCGACTGAACTTGAGACCCGCCGCTACTTCCTGCGTGTGACCGAAAACGAGTTGCAGGAACTGACCCTGCAATTGCGCAAAGCCCGCGAAGACATCTTCGGCCTGGTGCAGATGTATGCTGATGCCACCAGAGAATGCGGAGTGCTGCGTGCCGAACTGGTGAAGGCCAAGGCTGACCTCGCAGATTCAAACCGCAGAACCTCCGACATTGAGACGAAAAGCAATTGGGAGATGATGGCCAACAACAAGCTGCTCAGTGAGCTGTGCTCCAGAATCAAGGAGCTGACAGGGTCCGATCCATTGGCCGGGGGTAGGTAGGATCAACGACTCAATTCTCGAACGTAGGCCTGGCAGGCTGCCAGTGCGATCAGTCCTTGGTCGCCGGCGTCAGTGGCGATGGCGGCTGATCGACTAACTTTCCGCATTTCATTTTGCTGCGTCTCAAAAGCTTTTTAGGAGTATCCGCTTGATCAGTTCTTGTCTTAGCTCCACTGGGCGCTGACACATCCAAAGGATCCCGGGGCTGCGGCTGCGGCGATGAGGCGTTATCTGGATTCACCCATGCATCAATCCCCCATGATTTATCTAAGGAAGCGCGCATAGCATGAGAAAGTTTGAGTGATGTTTGCTCCAAATAATCTCCCTCACACTTATCTTCAATCGCATTTCCCATATCAATCATTGCAGACTCGACACTTTTATTTTCAACAAGGGCAAGCTCACCCCAAAACAACTCCCAAAATCGAGTTTGAACGTCCCCTGATGTTTCTGCCAGACCGTGAGTCGCTATTTTGGCTGCTATCTGAGAAGCCTCAGTGTAGAGCTTTAGTTGTCTCTGAAGAAAGGGTTTCGTTGCTTCAAGCCGGCGACTAACTGCTGATTGATGCTCCTTTATTGTCCACTGCCAAAGCCCTATCCCGAACCCTATCACCGCTCCTGCTAAAGTTAAAACTTTCAGGATATTTTCCAGGGGTACCTTCCGCTGCATGGAGAAAACTCCTATTGTGGTTTTCAACAATATAGTCCAGCAAGCGAAACTTCATCTTAGATTGAGTCCTAACGCCGTGGTTATGGATCTTCATCTTGGGGCATCCCGAAACTGCCTCAAGCAAACGTCGCGCACATATATCTGAAGTGCTCTCAGGGCTGCGTTATCGGCAATGATTCCGGCGCGGATATCGAAAACAGTAGATCCAGAACCTGCAGAGAGTTCGATGGTTCCTGCATCGCCCAAGCCGGCGGCGCTGGCGGGATCGGACACGCCCCTACCACTGGCAAGACAACTTCCCGCGATGCGCAGCCGGCGAGCAGAGTCAGCAGCAGTGCGGCGAAGCAATTCATTTTTAGCAAGGCCATCGGTCTTTTCCTTCTGGTGTTTTTTGTCGAGGTCGGCGGCCACCTGTTCAGCTACCTGTTGTTTCTCAATTGCTTGAAGGGCCTGTGCAGCGCCGGCATTGGCGATCTTCGCCAGGTCCGCCTGGCGACTCGCCTCATGGATGGCGATGATTGCGCCGTAGCTGTTGGCCTGCCACACCCAGGCACCGCCGGCACCAATCAGTAGTGCAGCTAGATAAGGAAGGATTCGTAGAATGATGGGTGTCATGCCAGCACCGTCAGCGCGGTGGCGTAGAACGCCTGGCGCTCGGTCAAGCCGTTAACCCCGCCATTGATGCGCCGGGTGATGCCAACGAAGTCACCCGCATCAGCCAGTGCATTCAGGTTGCGCGAGCTCCAAAACCATGCCGCCGACTTGCACGCCCACTCGGCCTGCTCCAGCAGCTCGGGTGTGCGCAGCAAACGGTCATCACCAAACAGCGCCTTGCTGCACGCCAGGTAGTTGTCGTGCCCGGTGATCTGGATCAGGCCACGGCCCCGGTACTTCTGCCCGTCACCATCAGCCTCCGGCGTATTGCCCAATCGCTTGGCCAGCGGGCCGGTGTCGTACTTGCTCAGGTACTGGTCGCCGCCGAGTTCCTTCACGTAGCGGAACTGGCCAGACTCATGCCCGACCTGGGCAATGAACGCCGCCATGCGCAATTGGGTGTTAATCTGGAATCGATCCATCGCCAGGTTTAGCGCAGATGCAAAAACGCCGGCTTGTTTGCCGGCGTTCGGGAGGATTTGCAGCAGTTGCTGCTGGGTGATGGGCATGTCAGCCTCCGACTAAATGGTCGCCACAGTGCGAGCATCCGGGTCTGCAATTATCTCGGGGATGGCAGGGATGACCGGCCACACGGGTGCGGCATGCCACGTTGGCTGCTTCGTGACCTTGCCCAAGGCGAACTTGTAGACCTTCCAAGCAGCAATGCTGACCATCAGCGCGGCCTGCTCTGCTTCGTCCTCAGGGGTCGCCTCACCAGCATCAATGCCGTAACCAATCGTGTCGATTCGATCCTGAATGCGGGCGATCTGCGCAACGCACTGAGCATTGCGGGCGGCTAGTTCCGCCTTCATGGCGACCAGATGCGCCGCGACCGCAGCAGCATCCTTCATGGCCTGGGTGATGAGTGTGGTCCAGTCAATGTTGCTCATGCGTCTAACTCCCCTTCGACTTCAGGCTCGGGCGGCAGGACTGGCGGAAGCGGCTGCGGAAACATGACCGGGCCGTCGGGCACATTGACCAGATCCACCGGGAACGCCTGCTCCTGGCTGTAGTTCCACGGATTCGGCAGGGTCAGCGTGACCACCAGCTCGCCGCCGGCATGCTCGACGTCAGCCGGGAACCAGCCGGACGTGATCGCGCTGGCAGGCAGTGTGTCGCCGGCCGCCATCCGAGTGAAATCGAAGTCCTCGCCATTGATTGTCAGCACGGCACCGGACTTGATCACCTCAAGCGTTTCTTCGCCCCTGCGCGGTGAAAGTTTGATTCGCATCAGAACCACCTCCCAATCATGGTTAGCGCGTAGAAAACAGTAATCGACCCCAACGATGCACTATTGGGGTTGAACGCGAGAAAGTTCGCTGAGAGCAAGTTCACTGCCGATAAATTCGGCAGTAGAACGCCGGCGCTGCCGAGGAACATAGCTGAAACAACAGGCGTCGACGCTGATGGTGACGGGAATGTCCACCCGAGCGATCCGTAATAACCTGTGCCATATGGAACGCTTACGTTCACCACCGCTGAGCTCAGTAATCGACAAATCAACGTGCCATCAGCAAACTTGGTATAGAGGCCGTTGGCGTTCGACCCAGATTCGATGATCGACCCGGTGACGGCGCCGCCGGACTGGGAAACCGTGCCAACTACTGGCCCTGGATGGACCGCCGCCAGGTCATAGCGCAGGCAGATCCAGTTGCCGGCCCCGAGACTCTGGAACTCGGCCGAGTCGTTAACGGCGGTCAGGATGTTGAAGCCGCCCGGGAGAATGAGCGAGGTGGCGTTGTGCGTCAGCGTCAGAATCCCGCTGAATTTAACGGTGCGCCGCGCACCGGCCGCAACTGTGCCGAGCCCTGTGATGGTGGTTGTGCCGCTGATGATGACCGAGTTAGTCGTCGCCGCACCAATGTCCGTCAGGGTCGCCGAGGCAATGGTCGTGATCGCATCGTTGACCGGCAGCTTACCGTCGCGCAATTGGGCGATGTATGATGCGTAGGTGCGCAGATAGTCGTCTATCAGCGATGGCGATTCAGAGCCGGCCGGACTGTTGCTGCCGGCGGTGGTCGAAAGGTCAGTAATCGCAGAAGGCAGCGGCATATTGGTCGTCCCAATAAAAAAGCCCGCGGTTGGCGGGCTCTAGTTGAGTGAGGGCGTTACACCCTGGAGGTCATAGTGGAATTCACTATTACTGACTTCATGATCTGGAAAGGCATTGCCATCGTTATAGGGTTTGGAATCTATGGCTTCTGGCTAGGGATCACTGGTCGTTGATCAGTTGGGGCGCCAGTAGCGGGAGAACCTTGTTCGCCTTCTCGGCGCCCAGCGATAGAAGCCCACCTCCCTGGCTAGGAGCTCGTAAAAGCAGGCTGCGCAGGGCATTGCTGTTCAGGGCCGCATTTGCCCCTCGCCCTGCTGCTATGGCGCCCCCATACAGCAGTGGCGACACCGCACCAGACCCGGCGCCAGCAGCACCAAGACCTCCAAGCATGATCCGCTGCATCGCGCCGTGCGGGCTCTCGCGGGATTTCAGAAACTGGGCGCTCACGTCCGCAATGTCTTGCAACTCTGGGTTGCCGATGTTCTTCATGTTGGCCAGTCGGGCAATGGAGATATCCCCATCTGCACCGTTCTGCGCCATCTTCTTCAGGTCGAGCATCGTCCCGTACTGCTGGCGTACTTTGGCGAACGCTGACGCTTCATCAGGTTTCAATGAGCGATTCAGCGCGCCCATCAGCGACTTTTTGAGGTCGCCCGCGTACCAGGCTTCAGGGCTGTTGCGCTGGCCGATCCGATCGAGGGTTTTCTTGATGTTGTACGCGGCCTGGCCATCGATCTGACCGCTGGGCGCCTTGGCCATGATCTCGTCGATCTGCTTGAGGATGATGTTGGCCTGGCCCTGCTCAAGCTCGCTCGAAGCGCGCTTAGCGTGGTCCGCCAACTCCTGGGTAAGAGTCGGATCGACCTTAACCGTGTTGTTTTGCAGGACGGTGTCGAACTTGCTGCCAAGATCCCCCTGCGCCTTGCGCAGCGCCATGGTCACGTTGTCCGAGTCTTGCCCGAAGGTGCGCGAAACAGCGCGATTCAGCTGCCCCTGCATCTTATCAATCGTGGCCGTTCTGCCACTGAATGGCATGTACTCCAACGAAGCCGCGAGGGCGTTCATGGGCTTGCTGTTGACGATTCTGTCGGCAGGAATATCAATGCCAAGGTTGTTGGCTTTCTGCACCAGTCCAGCGACTTCAGGGCTGATTTCTCCACCTCGAATGGCGCGACCGACTGCGCGAGTCGTGTTGCCGACAACAGCCGCAGCGCCAGGCACTGCGCCGCCAATCATCGCGCCGGTACTGGCATCCTCCGGATTCACAAGTCCCGCTGATGCGCCGCCAGTGATTCCCCCACCTACCATACGAGTCGCCAGCGCAGGCAAGCCGGCCATGCCGCCAACCTTGAAGCCGCCCGAGCCGATTGATTCGATCAGTGGGGTGATCTTGGCCGCACCAGGCAATGCCCTCGCACCGCTCGCGAGAAGTCCGCCCATCCCAGCTGTTCCGAGAATTTCGGTCCCGAGCTTGCCGCCTTGATATGGCATCGATTGTGGATTTGCACCCAGCGTCCGCATCATTTCATCTACGTCGGCGCGGCGTTGGCGGTTTCTATCCAGCGACAAGCCTTTCCCCGCCATGGCGTCATTTGCGATGTCATAAGGCGCCATCATCGTCGCGCCAATGGACGCTGCGCCTCTGCCGGCCCCCGCCAGCACGTTCCCGGCGTCCTGTATCAGCTCTTGACCGGCATTCGGCGGCAACATAGGCAAGTTGCCGAAACGCCCTGCTTGATGCGTTCCGGATGGCGCGGCGGCCTGAACTGGCATGTTGCTTGGCGCCGCCTTAGCAGGATCGGGTTCATCCCATGTCACGCCAGCAGGATCTGACATGCCGGCGCGCTCATCAAATACAACTCGACCATCTGGCGTTACCAGTTGGTCTTTTTCATTCCACCGCGGCGCGTCCTTGTTGGCAAACTGCGATTCACTCGAAAACGACTTGTGGTATGGGGTCTTGTAATAATCACCGAAATGCAGCTTGCCATCGTTGGCGTTCATGCCGGTTCGGGCATTTGGGTCGCCTTTTTGCAGTCCGGAATAGAAGCCACGCATGTCGTAGTCAGCCGTCGGTGACGGGTCGAACGGCACGTTATTTTTCTTTACCCACGACTGAAACTGCGCCTCTTGGTCAGGCGGAAGCTGGGTCAGGTACGACGATTGCTGCTTGCCAATGAACGGCATGTTCTTTTGTAGAATGGCTGCCGGACCTGACGCAGAACCCCCGGTCTGTTGCTGCGGCTGCGCGGGAGACGGAGCAGCCTGTTCCTGCTCCAAACGCATGCGGAATTCGAACTCTTCCTGTTCAGTCATGGTTTATTGCCCCTGACGTCGTTTGAATTCTTGATAACGGGCTTCTTTGCCTGGATCTGCGAACGCGCCTGCTTGAGGATTAGGTGCTGGCTTCAGTGGTAGTAATGGATTGCGCGGCGTAGCTTTTTCCGCCCCACGACCAGCAGGCACCTCCATATCTTTTGTCGCTTGAGTACGGGCGAGGGCTTTTTGCTTGATCACGGCCTCGCTATCGCCAACCACTGGGAAAAAGGTGCGGATGTTGTTATCGACTTCGCCAGGTTGCGCAGCGGCACCCGTCTTAGCACGCAAGAAGCCTTCTGCCCACTGCCTTTGCGCTTGCGCTACTTGCTGCGCCGCCGGTCCTGCTAAAGCGTTCGTATACGGGGTATTGGTGAGCGCCACGCGTGCGGGCGAAACCGTGACCCCGATTTTGTCAAAGGTGTTTAAGGCATCCCGCATTTGGCTCAGGTACAGGGTGTTTTTGCCTTCAGACTCTGTGAGTTTGGTAGAGGTGCCGTCCTGAAACGGTATGCCCGCCTGAGTAACAATGGGTGACACTTGGCCAGTCCCCTTGTCGACCCGATAACTGTTGCCGTCGGGGCCGCTAATGATCTGGATACGACCAGCCTCTCGCTGAACGTTATTGGCTTCTTGCATGGTGGCATTCTTCTGGCGTTCATTCGCTACGCCGGCCCAGCCCCGGGCATCAGCCGCGTGCTCGCCCGGGGTCATACTTACCGCAAAGCTCTGCCCGGCCTGCGGGGTAGCAAACTGCTTGGTCCCACCCATGTCTACCAGCGTCGGCGGGACATAGGAGGCGATGGCCTGCCCCACCGGTTGGCCGTATTCGTCGTATTGCATGGTCTGTTTGCTGCCGTCGGCGCCGGGCACGTCAACCGTGCGCGCCACCTTGCTTCTTGCGGCGTTTGGCAGTTGCGCGTATTTGGCGATGTTTTCCGGATCAACGCCCAGCGCGGCGGCGGATTTCCAGTCAAAAGTGGCATTCCCGTCGGCGTCCTGACCGTACAGAGTCGGGATCGTCTGCGCCTGGCGCCGGAGCATCTCGGCCTTCTGCTGCTTCAAAGCGTTGGCACCAGCAGCTGAGTAGCCGGCGATCCCGGAAAGACCCGCAGCGCCCAGCGTATTGATCGGGCCTCCGCGCCCGGCGGTGGCCAGGCCGCCAAACGCCGCCGACAGCAGGCCCATCCCCATGGGGGTTTGGGCGAAATCTAACAACCCACCAAGACCTTCAGGCATTTCAGACTCTCCCGCGACGTTGCGCAGCGTACTGCTGACGCTGAGCGATCAATGGATTGGGCTGGCCCTGGGCGATCTGCGCAAGGGTCTGCGGGCCGCTATTGGCCTGTTGCATGGCTTGCGCGCCGCCCATTGGCTGCTGCTGTTGGCCCTGCGACAACAGGCCATAGGCCTTCTGCCCGTAGCTGGCTGCGTCCATGTAAGGCTTGGCCGCCGTGTTGAAGTTGGACAGGCTGGTGCCCATGGAGCTGAGCAAGCCGGGTGACGAGCTACCGCCCGCATAGGCCGCATTGCCCATGCTGCCGGTGACTGCCGGCTGGCCAAGGCCAAACCCTGCGCCCGTTGATGCGCCTGAAGCACCCGCTGTACCTGCCGTGCCGGCCCCACTCGCCGCACCGCCACCGCCACCCAACAAACCACCCGCTGCACCACCCGCGTAAATAGAGGCGATGGCCTTGGCAATGGTGTGCATGGTCTTGCCCGGTCCGGTATTGATCCCGGCGTCTTGAGCCTCTTCGTAGCGCTGCGGTGCTGCGCCGCCCCATTGGTCTACCAGCGGCTTGTCGTTGGTGCCGAGAACCTTGTTCCACATCCCGGTAGAAAACGGGTCAGCCGAGCCGTAGAACAGCCGCGCAGGGTTGTCCTTGACCTGATTGCCCATCGCCCCAAGGTTGAACATCTCAAAACTGCCAACATCGCCCAGAAAGCTCATTTACCACCCCCGCCAGAACTCTTGGTTGCTGAGGTATTGCCCAGGCCCGAGCCGAACACGCCAGACATCGCGGCGAGCTTCTTGTAGGGGTCGTTTTGCTGATCGGTCCAGTTCTGATACTGAGCGTCAAGCTGCTGCTGATAGTTGTCTTGATACATGTTGGCCTGCTGGCCAAAATTATTAGCCACGTTCATGGCTTCGCTTTCATAGCCTGGCGCCAAGCCCAGCATCTGACTGCGCAGTTGGTCATTGCGGCTGGCATAGTCCTGGCCCAGGCCGGCGTTGAACTGGTTGTTCTGCATGTTGCGGTTTATCTGGTTCTCGGCCAGGCCCTGCTGCGCGGTGTAATCCTGCATGCGCATGCCGGCGGCTGTATTGCCGAGGTTCTTGGTCAGGTCATTGAGCGCGCCTTGCGTGGCGGCTTGCGCACCGGTATTGCCGAACGAGCCTGAGCCGACCAATTGCCCTGTCAGGCCGGGCGCGACCGCGTCGTTGTAATTGCGGGTGATATCGCCCATTGCTGCATCGATGTTCTGCTGCAGGTATTGGTTCTGGCCGGCGTATTGGTTGGTCCCACCGTTACCGGCATAACCGTAGGGGTTGTCAGTGGCAGCCTTGCCCGAGTTCAGTGAGTTGGTGACCGTGTTGCGCGCGGCGTTCATGGACGGATCGCCATTGTTGAAAATGCTGCCGAGCCGCGCTGTGGCCGAGTTCTGGAAGTCGTTTATCCCGGCGACTTGCTGACCGTTGTAGGCCTGATACGGCGAATTCGACAGGTTCATGGCCTTGTTGCTGTACGCGGCAGCAAGAGGCTTCAGCTCATCCGGAATCGACTGCGTAGTCGAACTGGTCTGGCCGCCGCCACCTTTGTGCGGGCGCATCGCATCGCCAGGGAACCGCGGCATCGCACCAATCGCGGGGCCGCCGAACTCTGTGCTGAGCTGTTCGTGCAAGACATCAATATTCACAGTTCGACCTCCAGGACTTGGTAGACAGGCTCAAACCCGCAGCGCTGCCGATAGAGACGTGCTTGAGCGGGGGCAGCGGCGCAGCGAAGACGCAAGCAGCCGAGAGCCTTGGCCATGCTCCCCAGCTCACCGAAGAACTCTTCAAAGTGGCCATGAGGGGCATACATTTCGTATACGTACAGGGTGCGGAAATTAGGGAGTTGTTCGACGCCGACGACGCCCCAGCCGACCACCTCGTCATCGCGATCAAGGCGAACAAGGGTCCGCTCGCCGCGACTGAGCATCATCTTCAGCTGGTCGCCAGTGATCTCGCCGCCCGAGGTGGCGCAGGCCAGCCCAAGGTTGTGCGCGCCCTCCTTCCAAGCCACGTCGATATGCGTCGTGGGCACCACAATCAGTTTGTTCATCAGTTACCCGTCAGGCAGCGGCGTTGCACCCAGGTCCCGGGCGCACCGGAAACCGTGCAAGTCCATCCGTCGATGAAGTATTTGGAGCCGGCGGTGCCAAGCTCGGATGGAGTGGAATTCTTCACGCTATCGCCCTGCATCCAGGTGCCGCTGGTGGGCACGGAGGTGCGGGCGGTGTAGAACGCAGCGATATACCCCTCGGCCATCAGGTTGATCTGGGTGGCGTGCTCGCGCAGTTCACGCTGCAGCACCGGGTCATTGGTGCCAACTCGTGGTGTCGTGTTCGTCTTCATCAGCGGCCACCGGCTGGTTTGATGTCGGCATCCATGTGCGTTACGCGCACCGGGCCGGTAAAGGTGAAAGTTGCCCGGTGCCAACGTGCTGACTGGCGCAGGTCAAACTTGCCATCCAGCACTGAGCCTGTGGCTGCCGCCGTGAAGCCAGTACCTGAGTTCTGCTGGATAAAGGTCTGCACGGCCGCGGAAGTAGGCGAGACGGCATAGCGCAGGCGGATCTTGTTCAGCGCTGACACCTGATCATCATCACCGACGTCACCGGTTGCCATCGAGCTCGCCGTCGACACACCAGTCATCGATTGCAACTGGTGCGAGGTGTTGAAGATCGACATGGACCGTCCACCAGCCAGCCAGAACTGCGAGTCGAACGAGTAAGACACCAGCCCGTCAATCGTGGCCGAGATAGCCGACAACCCATCGATGGTCACGCCGCCTGCTACATAGTTCAGCGCCGCTTCAATGCTGCGGTTGGCTACGCCCCACTTCTTGGCGTTGATGTGATAGACCAGCGCCGAATCAGGC